CGCCTGTCCCGGTGCTGTTGCCAGGCAATAAGAAAACGAAGACCGGGCGGTTATGGACCTACGTTCGTGACGACCGTAACGCCGGGTCAACGCTGGCGCCGGCGGTGTTGTTCGCTTACAGCCCGGACAGAAAAGGCATCCATCCGCAGACCCATCTTGCGGGGTTCAGTGGTGTACTGCAGGCGGATGCATACGCCGGGTTCAACGAGCTGTACCGGGATGGCCGGATAACGGAAGCCGCCTGTTGGGCTCACGCCCGCCGTAAAATCCACGATGTGCACGTTCGCACCCCGTCAGCCCTGACGGAGGAAGCGCTGAAACGGATCGGCGAACTGTACGCCATCGAGGCAGAGATAAGGGGAATGACGGCGGAGCAGCGCCTTGCCGAACGTCAGTTGAAAACGAAACCGCTGCTGAAATCCCTGGAAAGCTGGCTGCGTGAAAAGATGAAAACCCTGTCGCGACACTCAGAACTGGCGAAAGCGTTCGCATACGCCCTGAACCAGTGGCCGGCGCTGACGTACTATGCAGATGATGGCTGGGCTGAGGCGGACAATAACATCGCTGAAAATGCGTTGCGGATGGTCAGTCTGGGCCGCAAAAACTACCTGTTCTTCGGTTCGGATCATGGAGGAGAGCGGGGAGCGCTGCTGTACAGCCTGATCGGGACGTGCAAACTGAACGGAGTGGAGCCAGAAAGCTACCTCCGCTATGTCCTTGACGTCATAGCCGACTGGCCGATAAACCGGGTCGGCGAACTGCTCCCCTGGCGCGTAGCACTGCCGACTGAATAACACATCCCCGTCAATACGGTTCTTGCTGCACGCTTACGGATAACGGGAGACGGGGTATGTACCAGATGGAAAAAATCACAACAGGTGTGTCATACACCACGTCAGCGGTGGGAACGGGCTACTGGTTCCTGCAGTTGCTGGACAGGGTTTCCCCGTCTCAGTGGGCGGCAATAGGCGTGCTGGGGAGTCTGCTGTTTGGGCTGCTGACATATCTGACTAACCTGTATTTCAAAATCAGAGAGGACCGTCGTAAGGCGGCGCGGGGAGAGTAAAGCGATGAAGAAAAAATACGAACTGGTTGTTAAAGGGATAAATAATTACCCGAATAAGATTACTGTTACTGTGGCACTGGAAATTGGTGGGTATCCGTCACTGTTGTTGCCAGATGTGGCGATTAGTCTTGACCGTACTGAAGATGCCACGCTGGAGTTTTACGAAGCTGAGGCGAAAAAGCAGGCGAAGCAGTTTTTCATGGATGTTGCTGCCGGGTTATGTGAAGGGGATGAGCAGTCGCCGGAAAAGTGCCCCGTAATTTTAGAGGCGCAGAATGTGTGGATAACCTACAAAGGAAAGCTACCAGGAAGAATTACTGGTTCTCTGAAGACTCCTCCGGAATCACAACCTTAAGTCACTGACCAGAACAGATAAACCTGTCCGTGGGCAGAAACCGATAAATCCTGATAAATATCCATGAACGCAAAAATCAGATACGGCCTGTCGGCTGCCGTTCTGGCACTGATTGCCGTCGGTGCGCCCGCGCCTGATATTCTCGACCAGTTTCTGGATGAAAAAGAGGGTAACCACACTACGGCATACCGCGATGGTTCCGGCATCTGGACCATCTGTCGGGGGGCCACGATGGTGGATGGAAAACCCGTTTTTCCCGGTATGAAACTGTCGAAGGAAAAATGCGACCAGGTCAACGCCATTGAGCGTGATAAGGCGCTGGCATGGGTGGAGAAAAACATCAAAGTGGCATTGAGCGAACCCCAGAAAGCGGGGATCGCGTCATTCTGTCCGTACAACATTGGTCCCGGTAAGTGTTTCCCGTCGACGTTTTATAAACGAATTAATGCAGGTGATCGCAGGGGAGCGTGTGAGGCGATTCGCTGGTGGATTAAGGACGGTGGCAGAGACTGCCGTATTCGTTCAAACAACTGCTACGGTCAGGTATCCCGTCGTGACCAGGAGAGCGCGCTGGCGTGCTGGGGTATCGACAGATAAGCAGAATATTTTGCTGAAAAATAAGGCATGGCCACGCGGGCGGATAACACGAAATCCTGCGAACTGGCGAAACGTAAGTGAATAAAAGTAAAAACCCCGTTTGTTGGCAGCAAGCGGGGTTTTGTTTTTATGGCAGTAAGCTATGGGAGGCTGCCTTGATTGATTTTAGCAAACTGATTAGGGAGTTGCGACTCATGATTAGTCAATTACCAAACTGGAAATTTTTGCTGGTCTGGAGCATCCCTTTTTTATGGGTAGTATCCCAGTTAATTGTGGCAATTAAGGGGTAGCTATGTCAGACAAACTCATAACGCCGGCAAAGGTCCTGTGTGTGATTGTCGGTATTTCATTTTCACTAATGCTGGTTGCTCTTTTTCTGTCCCTCGCCTGGGTGATGTTGTCTTCGTCGGGGCTGCTGGGGTGACAGTGACTGATGACATCAGCAGAGCGCTGGCTTTTGCTATTAAGTGGGTGGCTGTTGGTATTGCTGTGTCTCCGATGCTATATGGGCTGGCAAAACTGGTCATTGCGCTGAAATCGTGAACTTTAAAAAGATGAGTGCTGAACTTATTCGGGCAATGGCATTTGCCATTCGTATTGTGGCCATTGCTGTTCTGGTCTGGGCAATCCGTTGGTGGTGATATGAACCGTGTTCTGTGTGTGGTGATTATTGTCATGCTGGTGGCCTGTGGTGCGCTTAGTCTGGGGCTGAATCATTACCGTGATAACGCCATTACCTACAAAGCCCAGCGCGACAAAAATGTCAGAGAACTGAAGCTGGCGAACGCGGCAATTACTGACATGCAGATGCGTCAGCGTGATGTTGCTGCGCTCGATGCAAAATACTCGAGGGAATTAGCCGATGCGAGAGCTGAAAATGAAACTCTTCGCGCTGACGTTGCCGCTGGTCGTAAGCGCCTGCGTATCAACGCCACCTGTCCAGGTCCCGTGCGTGAAGCCACCGGCACCGCCCGCGTGGATAATGCAACCGGCCCCCGACTGGCAGACACCGCTGAACGGGATTATTTCACCCTCAGAGAGCGGCTGATGACGATGCACAAGCAACTGGAAGGGGCGCAGGAATATATCCGTACTCAGTGCCTGAAATAAGTTTTGTTGATGCGCCGTATCGTCGCTGTATTCCCTCATTAACAGAGACCGCAGCCCGACAGGGAGACTCCTCTGCGCGAGTGTGCGGGGATAATCAAAAACGATACACACCGGGGTTTACCGCGTTAACGGAGCGCGGCGTTGTCCCCTCATAGTCGCCTGTCCGGTGCGATGGTGGAAGAAACCGGACTACATTGAAAATGATAACCATTATCATTTTTGCGGGTCCTCCTGGTGGGGTGGGCCTGAACACGGGGCGGACGGCGCGGAAAAAGGCGCATTTTTGTGATTTTATCGTCATCATCATTAGCATAACTTGTTGTTTTTAATGTGTTTAACATTAAAAAGATGATGATTGTGGTTGATTTTTGTTCGACATCTTTATATGGCGGCATTTCTTTACAAAAAAAGAGCCACTTTTGTTCAGCGGTTTATGTGGAGGGATGTGAATGGACGGCGAGCTGAAAAATATGAAGTTAAATATTAATCAACTGGCAGCCCTTTCAGGTCTGCACCGGCAGACTGTTGCCGCCAGAATGGCGGATGTTCCTCTTGCACCAGGCAGTAATGAAAAGAAAAAAATGTATCTCCTGACGGATTTGATTATTTCGTTGCTGGAAAAACCACCGGCTTCCGAAGATGAAGAGATGAACCCACATGATCGGAAGGCATGGTATCAGTCCGAGCGCGAGCGTCTTAAATTTCAGCATGAAACTGTTCAGCTTGTGCCAGTCAGTGATGTCAGGCGGTCCTTTTCTGTCGTGGTGAAAGCGATAGTTCAGGTACTGGAAACCTGGCCTGACCGGCTGGAGAGGGACAGGGGGTGGACCGCATCACAACTGAATGAAGTACAGATTGTGGTTGATGAGATCCGCGATACACTGGAAAAGGCAGTCATTGACTGTTGTGATGAGGCCGATATGTGAATCAGGTGAACGAGAGCCATAGCCGCGCATCCGATATCTGGCGCGAAGTGGCCTCGCTGTTTCGCCCACCCAGCCGGTTACCAGTAGCGGAAGCCATCAGGCGTTATATGCGGGTACCACGGGGAGCCAATACTTCCGGTCCGTGGGAGTCATCGTTGACGCCCTATATGATTGACCCCATTAATACATTATCAGCCCGTGAATATGACGCGGTGGTGTTTGTGGGACCTGCGCGAACCGGGAAAACCGAAGGGCTGATTGATGGCTGGATTGTGTACGGCATCATCTGTGATCCGGCGGATATGCTGGTGGTGCAGATGACTGAGACGAAGGCGCGTGAGCATTCCAGAACGCGTCTTTCCAGAACGTTTCGCCACAGTCCGGAGGTCAGCAAGCGCCTCAGTCCTTCCCGTAATGACAACAACGTCCACGATAAAATGTTTCTTGACGGCTCCTTCCTGAAGATTGGCTGGCCGTCGATCACTGTATTTTCTTCTTCGGATTACCGTAAGCGTGCAGCAAGAACCGTATTGACGGGGATGTGTTATTCAGTCGGCAGTGCTACGCGCCAGGGGAGCAGTTCGCCGACCCGGTTTATCGGCCAGTCGGCTATGACGTCAAGGACATAGCGGAGGTAGCTTTCTGGCTCCACTCCGTTCAGTTTGCACGTCCCGATCAGGCTGTACAGCAGCGCTCCCCGCTCTCCTCCATGATCCGAACCGAAGAACAGGTAGTTTTTGCGGCCCAGACTGACCATCCGCAACGCATTTTCAGCGATGTTATTGTCCGCCTCAGCCCAGCCATCATCTGCATAGTACGTCAGCGCCGGCCACTGGTTCAGGGCGTATGCGAACGCTTTCGCCAGTTCTGAGTGTCGCGACAGGGTTTTCATCTTTTCACGCAGCCAGCTTTCCAGGGATTTCAGCAGCGGTTTCGTTTTCAACTGACGTTCGGCAAGGCGCTGCTCCGCCGTCATTCCCCTTATCTCTGCCTCGATGGCGTACAGTTCGCCGATCCGTTTCAGCGCTTCCTCCGTCAGGGCTGACGGGGTGCGAACGTGCACATCGTGGATTTTACGGCGGGCGTGAGCCCAACAGGCGGCTTCCGTTATCCGGCCATCCCGGTACAGCTCGTTGAACCCGGCGTATGCATCCGCCTGCAGTACACCACTGAACCCCGCAAGATGGGTCTGCGGATGGATGCCTTTTCTGTCCGGGCTGTAAGCGAACAACACCGCCGGCGCCAGCGTTGACCCGGCGTTACGGTCGTCACGAACGTAGGTCCATAACCGCCCGGTCTTCGTTTTCTTATTGCCTGGCAACAGCACCGGGACAGGCGTGTCATCAGCATGGAGCTTACCGTCAGTCAGCACATAGTCCTGAAGCGCTTCTTCCAGCGGTGACAGTAGCCGGCAGCATGCATCCACCCAGCCCGACAGCAGTGAACGACTCAGCTCCACGCCCTGGCGGCCGTACATTTCAGACTGGCGGTACAGCGGGGTGTGCTCTGCATACTTTGAGATCAGCACGCGGGCCAGCAGCCCCGGTCCTGCGATACCCCGCTCGATGGGCCGTGAAGGCGCGGGGGCCTGCACGATGGCATCGCACTGAGTACAGGCATGCTTTTCACGTACAGTCCGGATAACCCGGAAGGCGCTGCGCATCAACTCCAGCTGTTCGGCGGCATCCTCACCCAGATAGCTCAGTGAGCCTCCACATTCCGGGCAGCATGATGCTGCCGGCAGCAGCCGTTTTTCATCGCGGGGGAGTGATTCGGGGAACGGTTTGCGGGTGCGGGTTTGACGCAGCGGGCGCTGCACGGCCGGGTCGTCAACCCGACCGGTAAGGGTATCACTTTCTTTCTGAGTGCCTTCAGGTCAGCTTCCATCTGTGCGATACGACGGGAGACTTTTTCGGAGCGGCTGCCGAAGTTCATCCGGCGCAGCTTATCCAGCTGTGCCTGCAGATGGTCTATTTCGCGTTCACGCTCGTTCAGCTTTTCCAGCAGGGCACGGTTCAGCGCCTCCTGTTCGGCAAGGAGACGTTTCAGTGCATTGATATCGTCAGGAAGTGAGCTGCTCATACCGGGTATATTACCAGGCTCATTCAGCGTCGACCAGGATAAAGAGGCTTACAACATAGTCAGGGACGTAAGCAGTCTTTTAGGCTGCCGCCAGTCGATACCTTCCAGCAGCATCGCCAGCTGTGCCGGTGTGAGGAACACTTTGCCATCCCGGGCTGACGGCCAGGCGAAGCGGCCGCGCTCCAGCCGTTTGGTCAGCAGACACAGTCCATCGCCGGTAGACCAGAGGAGCTTTACCTGACTGCCATTACGCCCACGGAAGATAAAAACGTGACCTGACATCGGATCGTCTTTCAGCGTCGTCTGCACCTTTGCCGCCAGGCCGTTGAAGCCGTTTCTCATATCGGTGATGCCAGCGACCAGCCAGATCTTTGTCCCTGATGGTAATGGGATCAACGTTTGAGCTCCCGTATCAGCAGGTTCAGGATATTTTCGCTGATGGCACCATTCAGACGGAGTGATCCGTGCCGGAACGTCACTTCACAGCTGATATTGAGTGATTCAGGTGTCGCAGCAGCTACAGGTTGTGACCGGGGGGAGGTTGTAGGGACAACATCTTCGGCATCAAGTGTTATCGGGAGCAGCTCAGGCACGTTGTTTTCTGTTGTTGAAGGAGGACGTAGTTTTCCTTCGCGCCAGTACTGGCGCCACTTGAACAGCAAATTATCGTTGATCCCATGCTCACGAGCGAGTTGCGCTACGGAGATCTCTGGTCGATGCGAGAGTTCAACCATTTTGATTTTGAACTCAACGGGATAATTAGGGCTTTTTTTACGCACTGCGGTTAATGATTTCATGGATAGCGTCCACCATATTTGGTGTCCACTATTCTCTCAGGAATTTCAGGATCTGCCAGACGGTGCTGAGACGACGCTTACGGATTACCGTCGTGTGGCGCTGACGGATTATGACCGTTTCCCTGAAAACGTGGACGGGGAAGGGGATGCCTTCACCCTGGCATCAAAGCGTACCACCACCTTTATGTCCTCGGGGATGACCCTGGTCGAGAGTTCGCCGGGGCGGGATATCACTGACACCAAATGGCGCTGTGGCGGCGCACATGAGGCACCGCCAACAACGGGGATCCTGTCACTGTATAACCGGGGAGACCGCCGCCGGTGGTACTGGCCGTGTCCGCACTGCGGGGAATATTTTCAGCCGGTGATGGATAACATGACCGGATACCGGAATAACCCGGATTTTGTGGCTGCCGGTCAGGCTGCCCGTCTGATGTGTCCGCATTGTCGCGGGCTGATTGCCCCTGAGCAGAAACGCGAACTGAATAACAAAGGGATCTGGCTTCGTGAAGGTGAACGGGCGGTGGCGGACGGCAGTATCACCGGAACGCCACGAAATTCCCGGATTGCGTCATTCTGGATGGAGGGGCCGGCTGCGGCGTTTCAGACCTGGGAACAACTGATTTTTAAACTGCTGGCGGCAGAAGAAGAGTATGAGCGAACCGGCAGTGAAGAGACCCTGAAAGCGGTGGTGAACACCGATATCGGACGCCCCTATCTGCCCCGTTCAGCCACGGAACAGCGTAAAAGTGAACTGCTTGAACAGCGTGCCGAGCCGTTTCCCCGGCGATCTGTGCCGGATGGTGTGCGTTTTATTGAGGCAACGGTTGACGTACAGGGCGGTAAAAATCGCCGTTTTGTTGTGCAGATCACCGGATACGGAGAGCAGGGGGAACGCTGGATTGTTGATCGCTATAACATCCGGCATTCACTGCGCTGCAGTCCCAACGGTGAAAGTCTGCCGGTTGATCCGGCGGCATATCCGGAGGACTGGGATTTGTTGCTGACGGATGTGTTCCATAAAACATGGCCGCTGGCTTCTGATCCGGATGTGCGCATGCGTCTGATGGCCATGGCGGTGGATACGGGAGGGGAAGCCGGGGTGACAGATAACGCCTATCGTTTCTGGCGTCGTTGCCGGAGTGACGGACTGGGCAACAGGGTGTTTCTGTTCAAGGGGGATGGACTTCGCCGTGACAGGCTGATTAACCGTACCTTCCCGGATAATACCGGCAGAAGTGCCCGCCGTGCCAGAGCCAGTGGCGATGTCGCGCTGTGGCTGGTTCAGACGGATGCGTTTAAGGACCGTGTAAATAATGCCCTGTGGCGTGACACACCAGGGCCGAACTATATCCACTTTCCCGACTGGCTGGGGCGATGGTTTTACGATGAGCTGACCTATGAAGAGCGCGGCAGTGACGGAAAATGGCGAAAACCGGGCAGGGGAGCTAACGAGGCGTTTGACCTGCTGGTTTATGCGGATGCGCTTGCCGTTCTGCATGGTTACGAAAAGATCCGCTGGCCCTCCGCACCGGACTGGGCACAGCGGGAAACGTGGCTCGTCTTCCCGCAGGAGCGTTCTGGTGAAACGGTATCCCCGGAACTGACGGCCGGGGCAGAAAAACGCCGTCGCCGGAAGAAAAAACTGCGGACGGAGCGTGCGGAAGATAATCCATGGATAACATCAGGAGGCTGGTTGTGAGCACAGAAGAAGCCAGAGAAATGATACAGCGGTACCGTGAAGCGGAAATGGCCGTACTGGAGGGGAAGTCTGTCACCTTCAACGGACAGCAACTGACGCTGGAAAGCCTTTCTCAGATCCGCGCCGGACGTCAGGAGTGGGAACGCAGGCTTGCCGCGATGGTGAGCCGCAGGCGGGGAAAACCAGGATTTAAACTGGCGAGGTTTTAATGGCAATTATTGATGATGTGATAGGCGTGTTTTCCCCCGGCTGGAAAGCAGCCAGACTGCGTTCAAGGGCGTTAATCATGGCCTATGAGGCGGTGAAACCGACCCGGACACATAAAGCCCGGCGGGAAAATCGCTCTGCTGATCAGCTCAGTAAATACGGTGCGGTTTCCCTGCGGGAGCAGGCCCGTTTTCTGGATATCAATCATGACCTGGTGATTGGTGTGTTTGACAAGCTGGAAGAGCGGGTGATTGGTGCCAGGGGAATTATTGTGGAGCCTCAGCCATTACGAAAAAACGGGGAAATGGCGGCAGAGCTGGCTGCGGATATCCGCCGGTTGTGGGCTGAGTGGTCCGTGAGTCCGGATGTGACAGGGCAGTATACCCGTCCCGTGCTTGAACGTTTACTGCTGCGGACCTGGCTGCGGGATGGTGAAGTGTTTGCGCAGATGGTCAGTGGTGCGGGAAACGGTCTGGAACGGACGGCGGGAGTGCCATTCTGGCTTGAGGCGATGGAGCCGGATTTTGTTCCCATGCGCACTGATGAATCCGCCGGACTGAATCAGGGGGTTTTTCTTGATGAGTGGGGAAGACCGAAAAAATATCTGGTTTATAAAAATTATCCGGTCAGCGGCCGGCAGAGTGATACGAAAGAAATCGCTGCCGGAAAAATGATCCACCTGAAGTTCACTCGTCGTCTGCATCAGACGCGAGGCTCATCCATGTTATCGGGGGTGCTGATGCGGATCAGTGCCCTTAAGGAGTATGAGGATGCGGAACTCACTGCGGCGCGTATTGCCGCGGCGCTGGGACTGTATATCCGTAAAGGTGACGGGCAGGACTATGAAGAGCCGGGGATCAAAGAAACCGACCGGGAAGTCCATATCACCCCGGGTATTATTTATGACGATTTGCGCAAGGGCGAGGATATCGGCATGGTCAAATCAGACCGTCCCAATCCCAACCTTGAAACTTTCCGCAACGGCCAGTTGCGTGCAGTGGCAGCGGGCAGTCGTCTGAGTTTTTCCAGTGCGGCGCGTAACTATAACGGCACCTACAGTGCCCAGCGGCAGGAGCTGGTCGAGTCCACGGATGGTTACCTGATCCTGCAGGACTGTTTTATTGGCGCGGTAACCCGTCCGGTGTACCGGACATGGCTGAATATGGTGGTTGCGGCAGGTCTGCTGAAAATTCCGGCGGATGTGGAGATGAAAACGCTATATAACGCGACGTATTCCGGTCCGGTGATGCCGTGGATCGACCCGGTTAAGGAAGCTGAAGCCTGGAGAATTCAGATCCGGGGTGGTGCAGCGACAGAATCTGACTGGGTGCGTGCCGGCGGGCGCAATCCGGATGAGGTCAAACGTCGCCGCAAGGCTGAAATTGATGAAAACAGCAGACTGGGGCTGGTCTTTGATACTGACCCCGTCAACGACAAAGGAGGCAACAGTGCCGGAACTGAACAACAGCGTCAGCAGGCCACCGACAGCCAGCATGAAGAATAAATCCTGGTTCAGGATGCAGGCGGGTGGTCAGGGTGAGGCGGATATTTATATTTATGACGAGATTGGTTTCTGGGGAGTTACCGCGAAGCAGTTTGTCAGCGATATGAATGCCCTGGGTGATATCACCCACATTAATCTCCACATCAACTCACCGGGTGGCGATGTCTTTGAAGGCATCGCCATTTTTAATGCCCTGAAAAATCACGGTGCGGCCATTACCGTGTATGTGGATGGCGTTGCCGCCTCGATGGCATCCCTGATTGCGATGGCCGGTGACACGGTCATTATGCCGGAAAATGCCTTCATGATGATCCATAAACCCTGGGGGATCAGCGGTGGTGATGCGGAGAAAATGCGCACTTATGCCGAACGTCTGGACAAACTTGAGTCGGTTATGGTGCCGGTATATGCGCAGAAAACCGGAAAAACTACCGATGAAATTGCCGCCATGCTGGCGGATGAGACCTGGATGTCCGGTGCCGAGTGTCTGGCACACGGATTTGCAGACCAGGTGACGCCAGCCGTTAAGGCAATGGCATGTATTCAGTCAAAACGTACAGAGGAATTTAAAAAGATGCCGGAATCCATCCGAAATATGATCACGCAGCCATACAACAGTGCCCCGCGTGATACCACAGTGACAATCCCTGCACCGGCGGTAACAGAACCATCACCGGTACCGGCAGTGTCTGATGAGGCGACCATTCGCGCCCGCGTTATGGCAGAACAGAAAGCCCGCATGTCAGGCATTAACGATCTGTTTGCCATGTTCGGCGGTCGCTATCAGACGCTTCAGGCACAGTGCGTGGCTGATCCTGACTGTTCGCTGGAAATGGCCCGTGAACGTCTGCTGAATGAAATGGGCAAGGAGTCCTCGCCGACCAACAAAAATACACCGGCTCATATTTATGCCGGAAACGGCAATTTTGTGGGGGACGGGATCCGCCAGGCGATGCTGGCCCGTGCCGGATTTGAAAATGTCGAGAAGGATAACGCCTATAACGGGATGACCCTGCGTGAATGGGCTCGCATGTCACTGACGGAGCGCGGTATTGGGGTGGCCAGTTATAACCCCATGCAGATGGTCGGGCTGGCGCTGACGCACAGCACCTCTGATTTTGGCAATATTCTGCTGGATGTGTCGAACAAGGGGCTGATCCAGGGCTGGGAGGAATCAGAAGAAACCTTCCAGAAGTGGACCCGTAAGGGACGCCTGTCAGACTTCAAAACAGCGTATCGCGTGGGGATGGGCGGTTTTGGTTCTCTGCGCCAGGTTCGTGAGGGGGCGGAGTATAAATACATCACCACCTCAGATCGCAAGGAGACCATTGCACTGGCCACTTACGGGGAGATTTTCTCCATCACCCGCCAGGCCATTATCAATGATGATCTGAATATGCTGGTGGACGTGCCGATGAAGATGGGGCGTGCGGCGAAGGCAACGATTGGTGACCTGGTTTACAAGGTGCTGACGGATAACCCGAAACTGTCAGACGGTAAGGCGCTGTTCCATGCCGATCACAAAAATATTGCCACCGGTGGGATTTCCGTTTCCGGACTGGATGCGGCCCGTCAGATGATGCGCCTGCAGAAAGAAGGCGATCGCGCCCTGAATATCCGTCCGGCCTTTATGCTGGTACCGGTGGCACTGGAGACGGTGGCGAACCAGACCATCAAATCGGCCAGTGTGAAAGGGGCGGATGCAAACGCCGGTGTCATTAACCCCATCCAGAACTTTGCTGAGGTGATTGCAGAAGCGCGTCTTGATGCGGCAGATCCGAAAACCTGGTATCTGGCGGCGGCACAGGGCACTGACACCATTGAAGTGGCCTGGCTGGATGGTGTGGACACGCCATACATTGATCAGCAGGAAGGTTTCACCACTGACGGCATTGCCACAAAAATCCGTATTGATGCCGGAGTGGCACCACTTGACTGGCGCGGGCTGGTGCGTTCGTCGGTGGCCTGATAACCGAGTTATCACAATCACTGCCCGAAAGGGCTTTTTTTATGCCTGAAAAACAGCCCCACAGGGGCTGTCCGGAGAAACAGCATTATGGCGAAAAATTTTGTACAGGACGGTACCACCATTGAACTGGTGAATGCCGGAGATCAGACCATCCTGAGCGGTGCTGCGGTGGTGGTCGGCAGTATGGTGGCCGTGGCCATTACAGATATTCCTGCCGGTGATGCCGGTGACGGTTTTGCCGAAGGCGTGTTCCTTCTGCCCAAACAGTCTGCTGACGACATTCAGTCCGGCGCGGTGGTTTATCTGAAGGACGGGGTTGTGCAGCTGGCTGCAGAGGGTGCGGTGGCCGCGGGGGTAGCCTGGGAAAATGCTCCTGCAAACAGCGCCACTGTGGCGGTAAAAATCAATGTCTGATCTGTTTACGCGAATGTGTTGCCGGATGGACGGGGCGACCGTTCGGGTGATGGGCAAACAGGCGGAGATTAACGGCGTCGTGTATGACGTGATGCCGGAGGAAGAGTCCGCGGAGATGGGGGCGCTTTCGGGCAGCCAGTTGTCACTGGTGGTGTTTTCAGCCCGGTACCGTCCGGCCCGTCATGATGTTGTTGTGTTTGCGGGGCGCACACTGACGGTGACCCGTTATGACACGTACAACGGTAAACCCCGGATTTTTGTCGAACAGGAATGAGTATGGCAATAAAAGGTCTGGCGCAGGCCATGAAAAATCTGGATGCAATTGACCGCCGTGCCGTTCCCCGGGCTGCCGCCACGACACTTAACCGTGTGGCGGAGTCCATCATCGCGAAAACGGCCTCTTCGGTTGCCAGGGAGCTGGCGGTTCCGCGCCGTCTCATCCGTGAGCGTATCCGCCTGCAACGGGCTAGCGCAGACAGGATTTATGCGAAGGTCATCATCAACACCGGTAATCTGCCCGCCATAAAACTGGGGACGGCCAGCGTGCGGCTTTCCCGCAGAAAGCGACGAAAGAAAGGCGAGCGTTCGGTCAAGAAAGGGGGCGGCAGTGTGCTGATTGTGGGGAAAAGACGGATCCCGGACGCCTTTATCACCCGGCTGGCTAACGGACGCTGGCATGTGATGCAGCGTATGCCGTGGGCACCATCGTCCACCGGTGCTGACAGCAAAGGGAGGCCGAAACGCTACCGTCTGCCGATTGAAGTGGTGAAAATTCCGACTGCCGGACCGCTGGCAGAAACTTTTGAACGTGAACGGGACCGGATGTACCGGGAAAAATTACCGGCGCAGATGATGAAAGCCATGACGCATCAGTTACGCCTGGTGCTGAAAAGAAAATGACAGGGAGGGTGTATGAAACACCGTGAAATACGGACGGCAGTTCTGTCTGCCCTGAAAGACAATATTTCTGAGCGGGTGAGCTGGTTTGACGGCCGCCCGGTTTTTATTGATGAACAGGAACTGCCTGCTGTTGCTGTTTACCTGACTGATGCGTCTGCTGCTGACGAGTTCGTTGATGAGGGGACCTGGGAGGCGACACTGCATATTGAAGTTTTTCTCAGGGCAAAAGAACCGGACTCGGCACTGGATATGTGGATGGAAGAGAAAATCCTTCCTGCGCTGGAGGCGGTTCCCGGCCTCAGTGCGTTACTGCTGAAGATGAATCTTCAGGGGTATGACTACCGCCGGGATGATGAGTTTATGATGTGGGGATCGGCAGATCTCCTGTGGAAAATTACCTACGAGATGTGAGGACGATATGGCAATACCAAATCCTCTTGAGCCGGTGAAAGGTTCCGGCACCACACTATGGGTGTACACCGGCAAGGATGATGCTTATGCCAACCCGTTGTCAGATGATGACTGGCAGCGACTGGCTAAGGTGAAGGATCTGACGCCGGGCGAGATGACGGCAGAATCCTACGATGATAACTACCTGGATGATGAAGACGCGGACTGGAGCGCGACCGGGCAGGGACAGAAATCTGCAGGTGATACCAGTTTTACACTGGCCTGGAAACCGGGAGAGGAAGGCCAGAAAGGGCTTATAGGCTGGTTTGAAAGCGGCGATGTCCGGGCCTATAAAATCCGTTTTCCGAATGGCACGGTGGATGTGTTTCGTGGCTGGGTCAGCAGTATCGGTAAGGCCGTGACGGCGAAAGAAGTGATCACCCGCACGGTGAAAGTCACTAACGTGGGTAAACCTTCTGTAGCGGAAGAACGCAGCAAAATTACGCCGGTCACTGCGATTAAGGTAACGCCGACAGGTACGGTTGAAAAAGGGAAAACAACCACCCTGACCGTTACTGTGGAACCGGAAAATGCAACGGATAAGACATTCAGGGCGATTTCCGCCGATCCATCAAAAGCCACCATTAGCGTGAAAGATATGACGATTACTGTGACGGGGGTTAAGGATGGAAAAGTCAGCATCCCTGTGATTTCCGGTAATGGTCAGTTTGCTGCGGTGGCTGAAATTACCGTTAATAATGTGCCGGGTGGCTAAAGAGCTGAGAGATAAGCGATGTTCCTGAAAACAGAACAATTTGAATATAACGGTGTATCCGTCACGCTTTCTGAGCTGTCTGCGCTGCAGCGTATTGAGCATCTTGCCCTCCTGAAACGGCGGGCAGAAGAGGCTGAAGCCAGCGGCAACCTGCAGGTGAGTGTGGAAGATCTTGTCAGAACCGGCGCGTTTCTGGTGGCGATGTCCCTGTGGCATAACCATCCACAGAAAACGCAGTCACCGTCAATGAATGAGGCCGTGATGAAGATAGAGCAGGAAGTGCTCACCACCTGGCCTGCCGATGCCATTGCCCGGGCGGAAGACGTGGTGTTGTGCCTGTCCGGGATGATCGAAGCTGTTCGTCCGGATACTGATATTACTGAAGTGGCGAAAAATAACACGCTGACTGATGATGATTTTTCTGCGGGAAAGTCTTCGACGGTGAGCTGAACTTTGCCCTCAGACTGGCGCGTGAGATGGGGAGACCCGACTGGCGCGCCATGCTTGCCGGGATGACATCCACCGAATATGCCGACTGGCACCGTTTTTACCGCACGCATTATTTTCAGGATACCCAGCTGGATATGCATTTTTCCGGGCTGACGTACGCTGTACTCAGCCTGTTTTTTTGCGATCCGGATATGCATCCCTCTGATTTCAGTCTGCTGGCACCCCGACGTGATGATGAGCAGACGGAGATGCCGGATGAGGACGATATGCTGATGCGGAAAGCGGCAGGTCTTTCTGGTGGTGTCCGCTTTGGGGCTGACGGGAAGGAAATCGTTATGGTCAGTGATGACATGCGGAGCAGTACAGAGGATGAAGCCATGCTGATGATGGTGTCTGAGGGAATTCCAGGAGGTGTACGCTATGGCGGGTAATTTTGCCGATCTGACAGCTGTTCTTACACTGGATTCAACCCGTTTTTCTGAAGAGGCTGCACGGGTAAAGAAAGAACTGGGTGAAGCCAGTGACCTTGCGGATTTGATGGCCGTGCGTGTCAGCCAGTCTTTTAAGAAACAGGCCGCTGCTGTTGAGCAGGGGCTGAGCCGTCAGGCGCTGGCTGCACAAAAAGCCGGGATTTCCGTCGGGCAGTATAAAGCGGCCATGCGTACGCTACCCATGCAGTTCACCGACGTGACCACGCAGCTTGCCGGTGGTCAGAATCCCTGGCTAATTCTGCTGCAACAGGGCGGGCAGATTAAGGACTCGTTCGGTGGGATGATCCCCATGTTCCGGGGACTGGCTGGGGCCGTCTCGCTGCCTGCTGTCGGAATTGGTGCGCTTGCTGCTGCCACGGGGGTGCTGGCGTATGCCTGGTACCGGGGCGACGCCACGCTTTCAGAATTTAATAAAACGCTGGTTCTTTCCGGTAATCAGTCCGGACTGACTGCCGATCGCATGCTGACGCTCTCCAGAGCCGGACAGGCCGCGGGGCTGACGTTTAACCAGGCGAGAGAGTCACTGGCAGCCATGGTGAATGCCGGTGTGCGTGGTGGTGAACAGTTTGATGCCATCAACCAGAGTGTCGCGCGTTTTGCTTCTGCATCCGACGTGGAGGTGGACAAGGTTGCAGAGGCTTTCGGAAAACTGACCACTGACCCGACGTCGGGGCTGATTGCGATGGCGAAGCTGTTCCATAACGTGACGGCAGAGCAGATTGCGTATGTTGCACAGTTACAGCGTTCCGGTGATGAGGCCGGGGCATTGCAGGCGGCGAACGATATTGCCACGAAAGGCTTTGATGAGCAGACCCGTCGCCTGAAAGAAAACATGGGGACGCTGGAGACCTGGGCGGATAAAACAGGGAAGGCGTTCAAATCGATGTGGGATGCCATCCTGGATATCGGTCGTCCGGAATCCTCAGCGGATATGCTCGCCAGTGCGCAGAAGGCATTTGATGAGGCGGATAAAAAATGGCAGTGGTACCAGAGCCGGAGCCAGCGCCGCGGTAAAACCTCCTCTTTCCGGGCCAACCTTCAGGGCGCATGGGATGACCGGGAAAATGCCCGTCTGGGTCTGGCAGCGGCAACGCTGCAGTCGGATATGGAAAAAGCCGGTGAACTGGCGGCAAGGGACAGGGCTGAGCGTGAGTCGTCACAGCTGAAGTATACCGGAGAGGCGCAGAAGGCGTATGAGCGCCTGCTGACGCCACTGGAGAAATATACCGCCCGGCAGGAAGAGCTGAATAAGGCCCTGAAAGACGGAAAAATCCTGCAGGCGGATTACAACACGCTGATGGCGTCGGCAAAAAAGGATTATGAATCGACGCAGAAAAAGCCGTCAGGTGTGAAGGTGTCTGCCGGTGAGCGCCAGGAAGACCGGGCGCATGCAGCCATGCTGTCGCTTGAAACTGAGCTCAGGACGCTGGAGAAGCACAGCGGTGCGAATGAAAAAATCAGCCAGCAGCGCCGGGATTTATGGAAAGCGGAAAATCAGTATGTGGTCCTGAAAGAGGCCGCCACGAAACGGCAGTTATCTGAGCAGGAAAAATCCCTGCTGGCTCATGAGAAAGAGACGCTGGAGTACAAACGCCAGCTGGCTGAGCTGGGCGACAAGGTTGAACACCAGAAACGGCTGAATGAGCTGGCACAGCAGGCGGCGCGGTTTGAACAGCAGCAGAGTGCGAAGCAGGCGGCAATCAGCGCAAAAGCCCGCGGACTCACCGACCGTCAGGCGCAGCGGGAGTCGGAAGAGCAGCGCCTTCGTGAGGTGTACGGTGATAATCCGGATGCGCTGGCGAAGGCCACATCTGCACTGAAGAACACCTGGTCTGCGGAGGAGCAGCTTCGTGGAAGCTGGATGGCCGGGATGAAGTCCGGCTGGGGTGAGTGGGCGGAAAGTGCGACGGACAGTTTTTCGCAGGTAAAAAGCGTGGCCACGCAGACCTTTGACGGTATTGCACAGAATATGGCAGCGATGCTGACCGGCAGTGAGCAGAACTGGCGCAGCTTCACCCGTTCCGTGCTGTCCATGATGACAGAAATTCTGCTTAAGCAGGCAATGGTGGGGATTGTCGGGAGTATCGGTAGCGCCATTGGCGGGGCTGTTGGTGGCGGCGCATCCGCATCAGGCGGTACAGCCATTCAGGCAGCTGCGGCGAAATTCCATTTTGCAACCGGAGGATTTACGGGAACCGGCGGCAAATATGAGCCAGCGGGAATTGTTCACCGCGGTGAATTCGTCTTCACGAAGGAGGCAACCAGACGGATTGGCGTGGGGAATCTCTACCGGCTGATGCGCGGCTATGCCACCGGCGGTTATGTCGGTACACCGGGCAGCATGGCGGACAGCCGGTCGCAGGCGTCCGGGACGTTTGAGCAGAATAACCATGTGGTGATTAACAACGACGGCACGAACGGTCAGATAGGGCCACAGGCACTGAAGGCTGTTTATGACGTAGCCCGTAAGGCGGCAATGGATGTTGTGACCGGGCAGATGCGCGATGGTGGTCTGTTCTCCGGAGGTGGACGATGAAAACCTTCCGCTGGAAAGTGAAACCCGGTATGGATGTGGCTTCTGCCCCTTCCGTAAGAAAGGTGCGCTTTGGTGATGGCTATCCCAGCGAG